TAATAAATGGGACGGTAATCCAAGAATGGTGCAGGAATGTGAAATAAAAGGGATTCCATATTACTGGGATCCTAAAATTAATAATAAAGGGATTCTAGATTCAAATTTACTTGATTGTATGAAATTTATCAATGAACAATACTCAATCTGGAAGGCTAAAAATTATGGTTGTAAATAGTTATAATTGCGAGTTTGGTTACGAATTGATTTCAGTTTTGCCATATGCTTATTACTTGCACATGCAGGGATTGCTAACAGAAACAATCTCAGCAAAAGGATCTGCGCCGTTTTATTACTTCTCCCCTAAGCATACTATAAACTCTCAGCAGAGATCATGGTATTATAACGGTCAGCCAGCTATACAGTATTTAATGAGAGATAACATCCCTAATGTTCTTATTCATAGATCGCACTTGGATTTATCCCGGTGGGTTCCTCCTCCTCTGGCTAAATATTACGAAACAAGTATTAAGACTGAAAAACCTTTATATGTTATTTTTAACCGTTATAACAACGAATATCCGGCAACATTTAATAAACCCTTGAATTATTTCTCTCTTGAGATATTAAGAGATATTTTTAATATTCTAAGAAAAAACTATGAAGTAATTTATGTGAATATCGAAGGACACAGAAGTTTATATGATAATGAACATCCTTTACATTTGGATGATTTGAAACTTTGCCGGAAAATGGGTATACGACATATAAATGATCTTTGCAAAATTCATAAAGGATTTAGTTTCAATCAAACGCTTTTATATTACTTTGGCAGTTGTAAGAGATATTTGACTATGAACGGTGGTGGAGGTATATTAGCTTCTTATTTTGGAGGTCGTAATTTGATATACAGCAAACAAAGCAAAGAACTTCAATCGGGTGACTTTGGATATTATCATCTGTTCGGAGGATCTGAAATCGAAGTAGTTCAAAATTATGATGAAATTTTGAAAAGATTATGAAAATTCTTATCATAACACCAATCTGGGGACGATCTGATATAACAGAGATTTGGGCTTATAACCTTCAGGGCGTTATAACTGAGAATATTTCAGTATTGGGTATAGTTTCTGAAGAGGATCCTCACTTTGAACGCAATTGTGATATATTGGTTAGCCATGGTTGGTATTATTGTAAGTTTGCAAATAAACCTCTAGGTAACAAACTCAATGCAGGTATTGAATATGCTTTAACACTGGACTGGGATTACATGATGAACCTGGGAAGTGATGATTTAATACATCCGGCAATTTTACAGCTTTATTTTCCGTTTTTTGAGCAAAAAAAGCAGTTTTTCGGACTAAATAAGGTATTTTTCTACGAAAAAAATACAAAAAAACTGGCAATTTCAAAGCCTTATGTATGGGGTGCAGGACGTTGTATTGAAAGAAATATAATCGAAAGATTAAAAAACAGAGGTGAATTTCTCTACGATGGTTATGAAAAAGGTTTAGATTGTAATTCTATTGACCGGATCGGTAATTTACTCGGAATTAAGTATGAACAAATTGAAACAAACGATTTTCCTTACATAGTAGACATAAAGACAAACGATTCTTTGAATCACTTTGTCATGTTACAGCGATTCTATGAGATTGTTGATACTAATATTTTGACAACTTATTATCCTAAAATTATAACTGATTTATTATGATTGATTCTTACGTTGCATCTTGGACAACTCCTGAGGGATTTCGGACATTATTTTATAGGATGTGCGGTGAGTATTCCACACAGGAGAAAGCATATGAAGCTGCAGAGAGGCTTTATAAAGCTCAATACGGTGTTAACAGATATGCTGATTTTGAATCATTTCGGCAAGTGAAAAACAAAGTGTTAAAGAATGGTCGAAAAAAACGTAACTTTGTTACATAAAAGATATTAATATCCTTAATAGCTTTGTTTCATAATAGCAAAGCTATGAAGGTAACTAGAACGAAGTACAAGTTTCTTGGAATACCAATATTTGAACGTGCTGTAAGTGCAGAATCTGACTTATCTAATCCCGCTCCGTGGTTATATGATGCTTTAGGCGGTTTTCCTACCTCAACAGGAATTACAGTTACTGAGGAAACAGCATTGCAATTTTCGGCAGTATATGCGTGTGTTAATGTAATTTCTGATCAGCTTTCTTCTTTTCCAAAGGGTATATTTAAACGAATTGACGACAGAACCCGTAATAAGGTATCTGATAGTTACCTGCAATATTTAATTGACACGGAACCTAATCAATCTTATTCCGCTTTTGATTTTTGGCACGCAATTACTTATTCAGTTTTACTTTGGGGTAATGGGTTTGCAGAAATAGTCAGGGATAATCAATACGAAATAACAAGTTTTAGATTTATACATCCGTCTAAGGTTGTAATAAAATACGGAATTGTAGACGGCGTATTCGTATTGTTTTACGAAGATCATGAGTTAGGCAAGAGAATTGCTCCACGTGATATGCTGCATTTTAAGGGGCTTACTTATGATGCTGTACAAGGCCAGGGAGTAATAAGAGCCTTTGCACGTGAAAGTATTGGACTTAGTATAGCTGCTGAGAAATTTGGTGCTAAATTCTTCGGTAATGACACCCTAATGACTAAATATCTTAGTCATCCTACCACGCTGAGCGAAGAAGCAATGAAGCATATTCAGCAGAGCTGGCAGACAGCAAATGCAGGACTAGAAAATTCGTTCAAGCTGAAAGTTCTCGAAGAGGGTATGAAATTAGAGAACGTGGGTATTCCTCCCGAACAGGCTCAGTTTATTGCAACACGTCAACATCAGGTAGAGGAGATATGCCGTTGGTTTAAAGTTCAGCCGCACCTTATACAGCATCTTTTAAGGTCAACAAATAATAATATTGAACATCAGGGAATTGAATTTGCAACGCAAACGCTTACTCCCTGGGTTGCAAGATTTGAAAAAGAACTTAACCGTAAGATTTTCACCGAGAAAGAGAAGAAAAAATATTATGTAAAGTTTAACATGGATTCACTATTGAGAGGCGATATAAAAACGCAGACCGAGTATTTTCGTGCTGCTATACAGTGGGGTTGGATGTCCACTAATGAGGTAAGGGAATTGAAAGACATGAATCCACGTGAAGGCGGTGACGAATATTTGAAACCGATGAACATGATAGGATCTGATGAAGAAAATAACACGCAAAATGATGAAGATAAAAAGAGCATTAGGGCAAATTCGGGGAATTCCTGAAGATGTCGAAGAAACCAGAACTGTAGAATTTGTAATTACAAATGAAACGAAAGATAGGCATGGTACCGTTCTGGATGCTGATGGGTGGATTATGGATTCATACATGAAAAATCCAATTGTAGGTTATCAGCATGATGTATACGGTGATAGTTTTTTCCAGTCTCCTGATCCTGATTCTGTGATCGCTAAATCTAGAATATTCAGAGAAGGTAATCAGTGGATCGCTGCAGTTACTTTCGAGACACCGGACATAAATCCGAAAGCTGAAAAGATATTTAGAAAGACATTATTTGGTACTCTGAGTGCTGCATCTGTAGGGTTTATGCCTATTGAAAAAGGCCGGTGGGGACAGGGCGAAGAATCTGTTTCTGGTAAGAATCCTACTTACTATTACGGTAGACGTGAATTACTCGAATTCTCGATTGTAAATATACCGTCAAATCCAGATGCAATAAGAAGGCGGTTTGAAGCAGATGATCTAAAGGAAATTATTGAATCTGAACAGGAAGAAATCAAAGATACTCAAAAGCCGACCAGTGTGCCGGATGATGAGAAAATCAGTGTTTTATTTAAATTAACTAAACAAGGTTTGAAAAATGGAAAATTTGAAATTACCCGGCACGCTTAAAGAAAGCTACGAAAAGCGCAATGAGGTAGCCGGAAAGATCAAAAGCCTGCAAGAGGAGGCTAAAAATGCCGGGAGTCTTGAAGATTCCAAGTGGCAGGAACTTGACAGGATGTTAGATGAACATTCTGAGTACACGAAGCACATTCAAAGATTAGAGGGTATCGAAAAGATGCAAGCTGATCAGTTGAAAACCTTTCAGGAGAAAGAGGAAAAGAAAGAAGAGAAGAAAGAGGAAAGAACTGCCGATGAAGCTTTTATGAATTGGCTTCGCAGGGGTACGATTGAGCAAAAGGATGCTGAATTGATGGGAGAACTTCGGTCGAAAGGTTCTGCATTAATGGGAAATTTCCGGGCTACTACTGATCCTCAGAGTACTACTGATGCTGCTGGTGGTTATTTGATTCCGACTGGTTTCCAGGCTCAACTCGATCAGGCAATGCTAGCCTATTTCCAGGCCTACGATGCATTTACGATTTTGCCTACCAGTATGGGTAACGATCTTCACTGGCCGACTGTAAACGATACCAGTATCAAAGGTCATCTTCTGACTGAGAACTCTCAGGATACGGTAAGCGTGGCAACTTTCAGTGAAGTTATTTTTTATGCTTACATGTTCACGTCTTATATCGTGAAAACTTCGCTTCAGTTAGTTCAGGACAGTGCTTTGCCTCTTGAGAGTATCCTTGCTAATTTGCTTGGTGAGAGGCTCGGAAGGATTCTTGGTGATTATTTCACGACTGGAACCGGGTCAAGCCAACCTGAAGGAGTAGCCTATAAAGCTACTGATGCTTCAATCTCTGGCACGAGTGCTTCGGCTATTACACGTGCGAACATTCTGGATCTGATTTATTCTGTTGATCCTATGTACCGCAACGCACCTGGATCGGCTCTAATGATGCATGATTCAACATTGAAGGCAATTGCAAAGTTAACCATTGGTGCTTCCGATGATCGTCCTTTGTGGCAGCCTTCGATCGTAACCGGTCAGCCTGATACTATTGAAGGAAAGAGATTTTATATTAATCAGTCAATGGATGAAATCGGAGCTTCAAAAGAAATCATGCTTTTTGGTGACTTGAAGAAGTTTGTAATCCGCAGGGTACTCGGAACTACTTTGTTTGTATATCGTGAGAAATACATGGATTATCTGCAGATTGGATTCCAGGCTTATAACAGATGGGATTCACGCTTGCTAGATGCTGGTACTCATCCTATCAAGAAACTCGTCTTAGCTGCTACCTAATGATCAGAATTCTAAAAGGGGTTAGTGGTTACAGACCTGATAAATCTTCTTATCAGTATGGTCCTGGGAGGATTGTATCTGAATTACCGGAGATTGAAAAGGACTTGGTGAGGGCTGGGCTTGCTGCTTATGAAAATAAGCAGATAGTCCGGCCTATAGCCGAGGGATTTTCCATAACTCCACGGGTTAATAGCATAAAGGCAGTTATTAAACGCAGACATCATGTTTAAACTGATTACAGCTCCTACGGTTGAACCGGTTTCGGTATCGGAACTTAAAAGTCAATTGAGAATTACCTCTACGGCACAAGATACAATGCTGGGGGTTCTCATTGAAGCTGCGAGGCAGCACGTGGAAGATTACCTAAGATATTCGATAATAACGGCTACCTGGGAGCTGTATTTGGATTGCTTTCCTGTAAGCGGACAAAGCATATGGATACAAAAAAGTCCTGTAACAGCGATTACGTTTTTAAAATATTATGCTACGGACGGAACTTTGACGACATTAACGGAAAATACTGACTTCATTGCAGATTACAATAGTATTCCATGTAGATTATATGAAGCGTATGGTAAATCATGGCCTACGGCAAGAGTAATTCCAAATGCTGTTGTAGTTAAGTTCGTATCAGGATATGCTACAGCGGCTGCAGTTCCTGATTTGATAAGGCAGGCAATTTTAATGGAGGCTGCTACGATGTATGAAATTCCTTCAAATGAAGTAACAGGTACTCAAGTGAATTCAATAAATTTTAACTCCGAACGACTGTTAAGGCCGCTTCGGGCAATAAGATATTAACATGAAAAAGATAATCTTAATATTATTGGTGCTATTTCCTATCATGTGTTACGGTGGATATTTTGAGGTAAACATAGCCTCAATAACTGGAAGTGATAGTACATTTTTTTTGCCGGCTAATAATGCAGACTTGGTTACTTTTGATTTCACTACGTTTAATTCCAATACGTCAACGCTTGATGTTGGTACTTCTGATGATGGTGCCAGTTTTGTGACGGTATCCGTATCAGGAGTTACATTTCCAATAACACTAACGAAGGTAACTTATACCAAAACAGCAAGAGGTTATACACGTAATCGGGTTGCATTTCAGGCCGATGGCGGTAGGTGGTCTGGCACTTATATAGCATTTACGATAACAAAAAATTCAACTACGGCTGGCGTATTAAAAGTTTGGTATTAGATGAATCCAGGAAAGCTTGACATATTAGGTACTATTCAGACCAATACCGGTAGCAAAAATGCAGCAGGTGAAAGAGTTGACACATGGACTACTTATACGACTGTTTGGTTACAGAAGATGACTATTTCCGGACGTGAACCTGTTGCTGCTGATCAGATTGTCAACTTTACAATGGAAGAGTTTAAATGTCGAACAATTGACATAAGCGGTGTAACTGCTAAGATGAGATTGTTTATTGACCCTGAGATTTACGATATTATTGAAGTAAGTTATCAAGATAGGATGTATTCAAAACTAATATGTCAAAGGCGAGATAATGACTGATACGGTTACCATAAAAGGAATGGATGAGATCAATAAGATACTTCGTGAATTGCCTGCTCAGGTTAGTAGGAAATTGGTATATGCTGCATTGCGAAGAGCGAGTAAGCCAATGAAAGACGAAGCTGTAAACCTTGCACCCAAAAAAAGCGGAACGACAAAACGTGCTATTGTTCAAGTCAATAATCAATTTGAGGATGTTCCCGGTATTATGATAGCACCGACAAAAGGTAAGCGGGTTAAAGATGATGCCTGGTATGCACGATTTCAGGAACTTGGTACCAAAGGATATGGTAAGCGTAAACGTGTATGGAAATCTATAGCTATGGATTTTAAAAATGGTAGATTGCGTAGAGAATCTAGGACTGTAGGTTATAAAAATGTTGGTAGTGGGCTTCCTGCAGTGAGATTTATGGAACGTGCTTTCGATTCCAAAAAAGATCAGGCAATGACCAATATAAAAACTGAATTAGGTAATGTGATTACTAAATATTTACGTAAAAACGCACCACGATATTATGTTGATTGATGCCATATATACTCTTTTAAGCACAGTCAACGCTAATACATATCCCGGCGTAACTGAACAGGAGGTTGACCCTCCTTTTATTGTACATGCAGTAGCCAGGACAATTCCGCATCCGTCAAAGGACGGTGATAGTTCTATTGACATAGTAATTTATAAGATCGCTTCTTATGATACAACTCAGCGTGCAGCGCAGATACAGGCTGATGCAATAAGAGTAGTAATTGATGAATATTCAGGATTCTTAAATTCAGTAGACATCCATAAGATTCGATTCGTGGATGAAGAAAATGGATATGATCAGCAGACAGATTTTTATTATACAATGCAGACTTACAAGATTTGGATAAATTTTAATACTTAACAAAAATGGCAACTTCTGGAATAATTAACGGAACAGCAATGGCAGTCTACGTCAACGAAGTCAAAGTAGCTGTCCTGACTGGTAACAGTCTTTCACTTTCTTGGCCTACCAGGGATACGGCTAATAAAGATTCAGGATCATGGATGACCAAGATACCAACAAGGGGTAACTGGTCTATATCGGGTACTGCTTTTTTCCAGTTTCTTTCATCTGGTGGGTATCTTACTCTCTTTACTGCTATGACTGCAAAAAGTCTTATTGCTGTTGAGATTTCTGATGCTACCTCCGGTGATCATTACTGGCATGGATTCGGTTATTTGACCGATCTTTCAAGTGACCAGCCGGATGATGAGGCAACTACGTTTACATTTACTATTGAAGGAAGTGGACAACTTTACTTTACTCAGTTGACATGACAGTAACAATAAACGATAAAGAATATCCTGTTCTGGCGAGGTATTCTGCTGTTAAAATGTTCTGCGACCGTAAAGGAATAGATTTCTTTGAATTTCCTGAGTTGCTTATGAAGTATGGTGTGGAAAAGAAGAACTTTAAACCTACCACGCAGTTTATTGATGATATGTCATTAATAATGCTTTGCTTTCTGGAAAGAGGTGCGGAGAGAACAGGCACAGTATGTGATTTAACTTTAAATGACATTCTTGACTGGTTTCTTGAGGGTAATGTGATGAAAGTTTATGAGTTGATCATCGAAGCACAAGGACAATCAAAAAACGTGGAAGCCACCGGGGAGAAGTAAGCATAACATTTGAACAGATTGAAAAAGTTCTCTTCGGTGGCATTGGTTTAATGGGTTGGGAAGATTTAACAGTTTCACAGGTTATTAATGCTTATAATGGTTTTTATGAAAAGGAACTTGAAAGGGCAAAGTGTGAAAAAATAATAACATGGGAGACTACACGATGGCAGACGTGGGTACTTTGGAATTTACAAGTAACAAAAAAATATAAAATAAGTGATCCTAAAAAACTAATAAAATTTGATTGGGACAATAAACCAGAAAGCATAGATCCGAAAGTTTTCGAAGAGATTAATAATAGATTCCCTGATAAGTTCAGAAATGGCAACAAGTAAAGATGTTTTAGCAAGTATAGCAATCAGGTTTGCGGTCGATTCAGCGAATATGTCTAAGTCGCTGAATAAGATCCGTTCGGACATGGATATTTTTAAAAACGGTCTAAAGCTTCTTGGTAAAACTATTGCCGGTATTTTTGCTGTTGATAGGTTGGTTGATTTCGGAAAGAGTTCTGTTAATTCATTTATTGAATCTGAGAAAGCCTCTAATAAATTAACTACTGCATTAAAAGGTAATGTAAAGCAGTTTAAAGAATTAGAATCTATTGCTAAAAGTCGACAATCAGTAACAGCATTTTCAGACGAGGATAGCATAAATGCTATGACACGTATGCGTGCTATTCTTGGTGATAATATGCAGGCCATAAAAACGCTGCTTCCATTGGTTCAGGATTTCGCCACAGTTAAGGAAATGGGATTGTCTGAGGCTGCTGATATGGTTGCTCGAAGTATAGCTACTCAGACGAATGCATTAAGACGACAGGGCATAGAAATAAAGGGTGCCGCAGGAAGTACAGAACGTTTACAAAGTGCAGTAGATTCTTTAACTAAAGCGTTCGGGGGGCAAGCTAAAGCAATTGGAGATACACTATACGGTCAATTAATAAAGACACGAAATGCATGGGATGACATAAAAGAATCTATAGGAGCTGTTCTGTCGAAACCAATTCAGAGTTCAGCTAAAGCATGGCAAATGTGGGCAGAAGTTATCAGTTCGAACGCTTCAGCCTGGGAAAAATGGAAAACGACATTTGCAGGTGCCGGGAAGCTTATTGATATGTATAACGAGAAATATGGTGAGTTAAATGATAACTTAAAAAGAATAAAGAAAAATCTAGAAATTCAAAGTCAATATCAGCGAAATGCAGACGGTACGTATTTAATTCCAACAGGAACGCCTAGCACAGTTGGAAAGATTGAAGAAGAAACCAAAGCTATTGATGATGAAGTTAAGAGTTTAAAAGACTTATTCGACATAAAAAAGAATTTAGCAGATTTAGCCGAAAGCACGAAGGGTAGTTTATTTGAAACGCCATCACAATTCGGAGAGAATGCTTTAAAATATACCGGTAGTATTTCACCCCCTATATTACCAACAGTGAGTTCAATGGATGTTGATTCTTTTTCTGGCATACGTGCAGCCAGAGAACGTGTAGTTTTAGAAACTCAGGCTGCTTATCTTCAGATACAAGATATGACATATAAATTTACCAGGACGATTGAATATATGTTTGAAGATTTAGCTATTACTTTCTCAGAAGCTATCGGGACAATGATTGCGGCAGGGGCTAAAGGCAACTGGTCTATGATGTTAATTCCTATTGCTGATGCAATGAGTAATCTTGGTAAATTGATCATCACATCTGCAATAGCTCTTAAAGTTATCAAAGAAGCTATTACTAAATTTGCAACCAGTAATCCGTTAGCCGCCGTTGCTGCCGGAGCTGCACTTGTTGCTGCTGCTGCTGCAATTAAAACGGGTATATCTAATTCACTTAGCGGAGGTAGTAGTTCTGCTGCTGTTCCTATGTCTTATGAACATCAAAATACTAATAGTAATATATACAGGAACTACGGAGAGGATTATGCTATGAAAGTAGACGTAAATCTTGTACTGAGAAATGATCATCTTGCAGTAGCGAGTAAACGTGGACAAATGCAAATGAATAGGTATTAATGGCATATGCAAGTAAATATAAAATCCCATTTCGTGAGCTTCATACAGATGAGTTATGGGAGGTTTATATCTATGAACGTGATTTTACAGGAAGTGAGACAGAGTTAATAGGAACTGGTGTACCTTTAATAACAGAATACAGACCGGAGAACGATAACGATTACGATTGGATCAGGCCTTCTGTTTGTACTATAGGCATGACATCCATTACAGACATGCAGTTTATTTCCTTCTTTACATCCGATCAGCGAAAATATAAAGTAATAGTCTACAGGGATTCTGTATTAGTTTGGACTGGTTGGGTAGTTCCTGATGCATATAAAGAACCGTATATAACTCCTTATTATGAGGTATTCATTTCCGCAACGGATGGACTTCTGTCTTTGAAAGATGAGCCGTGGGAAAGTTCAGGAACAGAATCCGTGTATGAAGGGAAAAAAAGCCTTTTAAAAGGTATTGAATCTTGCCTGTCAAAGCTTGATTTAGAGACTGTTCATTTATGGGAAGCAGCTTACTTGTATGAGACTAATCATGACACTGATATTTCTCCGCTGTTGCAGACTTATTTTAATTGTGAACGTTTTTACGATTCCAGTTTTGATCCGCTTGATTGTTATACTGTTCTTTTAGAGATTCTAAAAGCGTGCAATTGCCAGATATGGCAATCATCAGGGTGTTGGAATATCATCCCACAGAATGCAAGAAAATCAAGTTATGTGCGAAGAAAATTTGAATGGTATCTGGATTCTTATTATAAACTCCCTGATACGGCTGATAGTAGCGAAACTTATGATCCTAACATAAGTGTAGATAATGTTAATTATCGGTTGTATGATTCACCGGAGTTGACATTCAGACCAGCATGGAAAGAGTTTAAACTAAAACAAGACTACGGTTACTTCAGTAACTTGCTTACAAATAAGAAGTTCAAAAAGTACGGAACCTGGGATTGCTCAAAAGGCAGGGATGGATTTGTTTACTTAGATTACGCTGAGACATTCCAGACAGATAATTACCTGGAATGGAATTTAGGCGATGTGCTTAAAAATGCAACAGAATCAGAATATCTAAGTATTGAAGTTAAATTTTATGGCCCTGAGGATCTCGCTATCGAAGTAATGGTACTATTGGATGGAACTATTGATTATACACTTTCTTCCGCTGCCGATCATTATACTGCAACCTGGCAGAGTGGAGTTCATTACATTTATACAATGTTCTTTAGTGATACATTTCTTCCTAAGACATCTAATAATATTCCTGCTGACGGAGTACTAAAACTGAGAATATTTCAGCCGCACAAATTAAGCGGATCAACAGAGGTATCAGGAAAGAAAGGATTTTATCTGAATGATATTAAGGTAATGCTATCTGTTAACTATCCTTTGTTGACTGACACAACGATAACTACAGCAATAAATGATAAAAACGTTTATACACCTGAGACTGTTGAAATGATGTTAGGTGATTTGCCGTATCCTTACGATCAGACTGTATTCGGATTACCGCCGGCTAGTATAGGTGATTCAGAATGGGAATTCAATCCTCAGTCTGAGCCTTTCGAGTTTTCAAATCAGCAACTTGTATACTCAGGTGGGTTGTATTGGCTCGATGGTGTGACATATAAATTAACTTCACTTTGGACTGTTAAGGATCGTGACCAGTACAATAGATTGGCGAATGTAATAGCTGATGAAATTTCAGTTAATCATCTTGATCCGCAATGGATAATTAATGCTGACCTATATGGGTATTTAGATTATGGTGCAATTATTTCAGAAGGTGATAAAAAATATATGATACTTCGGGGTAGTCAGAATGCATATAATAAAGAATGGGAATTGGAACTTTTTGAAATTGCAGATACTGAACAAAATTATCTCATGTTACATCCAGATGGATACATACAGATACATGGAGGGGGTAATATTATAATTCATTGATATGAAAAAGATATTAATTATACTAATGGCAGTAATTCTTTGTAACTGCAGCGACAAAAGTAAAACTTCTCAGAATCGTGCAAGTAGTTACGTGGAAGATTTACCGGAATATTCGGCAGTAGTTAATGATGCCAGTCATGTTATGTACGTTTATGCCGGAACTGTTGATAAGCACGTTAAAATACCTACACTTCTTGGTGTACTTAATGACACTGCAGACAAGATACGTACCGAGTATAACGATTCACTTACTGCTGTTAGAGCTTCAATTGGTGGTGCTGCTGGATGGTTAAAATCAGGTAACAAATTGTATGCAGGGGATACAGATGATAGTGTTTCTGTAGGTGCTGAAGTTCCGCTAAGAAAGTTTTGGGTAAATGGTGGTGACATGGGAACTTCGAATAATATTCATGGTGATACCGTTTATCTGTACGGTGATGGTACTGGGTTGGCTTGGCTGACCGGTATAGGTGACAATTTAAAACTAGGTGATAATAATAACGCTTCAGGCGTTACGCTTTCTTCATTGGTAACTGGTGGTACGATGTGGGGACTTGGTTCACTGAGTGGAACGTATTTTTATTATACACTTCATCCGACATACAATTTTAATTTTGGAGCAATTGCACCTACGAACTACAAAGTAAATGTAACCGGTGATCTTGGCGTATCGGGAGACATATACACGGATAATGTTACCATTAAAGAATATGGCACAACAGGGTTACAATTTAACATTCCGAATAGTCAATATGCATGGTTAATTTCTGCACCATTAACAACAGGCTATGCATCATCATTAGCCGTTGGGGTGATTCGGCTTATGTCGCAGGATTATTACCCTAGTCCAGTATTAGATGGTACTGTATTTTTTAATGATTCTACTAATAAATTTCTTGGATATACTGGATCAAAATGGGATACACTTAACTCAGGAGGAGGTACGCTAACTGATCATATTACTGATACTTTGTTTTTTGATTATCTGGCTGGTGATGCTGATGTCGTTTTAGGACTTTCAGTAACCGGAGGAGTAGATACTTTACATACAGTTCCTGCAGGGTTTATGTTACGTGATGATTTAAAGATTCCTTCCATATTTGATTATATGAAAGATGTTAAAGAAGTGAATGGTGAAAAAGAATTAGTGTGGACTTATAAAGATTCAAATGGTGAAATAAAAAACCAATACGGATTAGATTCGCTGAATCCT